CAATAACTGCATTATTTAGATCGTCTAACATAGTGATTACGCTATCGCCAAATTTTTCATGCACCGCAGCAATCACTTTTTTAGCTTTTGCTGGAGAAACACTTGTTATTTTTGGAATGTTATCTGATTTATCACCTAATAGTATTTTGCTTAGAACATCCTCTATGAAATTTACTTTATGCTCAACATAATCTTTGTTTGTTAAATTAGAAATAGTTTTTTCAATGGTTGCTCCAGTGATATGAGCATCACTTAGAGAAAAAAAGTTATCTATTTCTTCATTTGCTGCAGTTGGAATAAGTTGAGCTGGAACAAATAACCTTTTGGTTTTTGCCATTTGCTTAGGAGTAATGAGAAGAACATTTTTATCTGGTGTTCCAGTAAGTTGTTTTAGATCCTGATCAACAGAGTAGATTAGGATATCATCCTTTAATATTTCACAAAGATATGCAATAATATCGTCACCCTCAGTACCTTTAAACTTATATTGATTGATGTTAGTTTTCTCAATTAGTGATGACATAATCACTTGCTGAAAATAATCAAAGAAAAGATATTGATGATCATCATACTTGCGATTTCCTTTATATTTGAATTCAGTTGGAGCTGAGGTAGTCTTAAAATCTGAATTTTTAAAAAAGTCATTAGTATACTCTTTTCTCCAGCTACTTGAATCAAAAACGATATGCACTCTTTCTGGGTGAGAAGAAATTGGTGAAATTAAGGAATTGAGATAGGTAAAACAAAAGTTTTTAAATGTGATTTTTACGTGCTCCTTTAACATGAAACCTCCTTCATTAAAAAGGTCGTTAACGTAATATACGTCACCAACCCTCTTATCTTTGGACGAGAGGGATTTGGTGACGCTTATTGCGACATTAATAAAGGCATTTCCGTCAATGACTAGATCCATGTTTTATTGATTTTGAGGAGAATCTTCCTTTTTTTCTCCAGCTCGACGAATTGTTCGTATAGCGGCAGAAAGAGTTTCGGATTCAAGTAAGTTAAAAGCACCTTTTGCATGTGCAAAATTTGCTGACGCTACTAGTACAAAAACTGCTTGATTTACATTCATTGTTGAGATAAACTCATCATATGCAACATCATCAGCATAAGTGATAGAACCAAAAAGAATATTTTGTTGATCTTCTTTTTGAGATTCTTCTTTTTGTACGACGGTTTGGGCTTCTTTTAATTCTTCCATGATACTATATTTTTTTTTATAGATTAGAAAATAGTGAGTCATATTCATCATCAGAATCAGTAGATTCAACTTCTACCTTTTTTTCTGAGCTAGCAGTTGAAGTTTTCTCGCTTGAAAAAAGAAGATCGTCTTCTTCAACTGGAGCTTTAGCTCTAGCTGACTTGCCTGATTTCATTTTGCTTCGAATCAACTCATTCATTTTAGAATCTTTACTTCTTTCAAGAATCATCTCTAAAACCTCCTTTTGCGGAACGGCTGCGATAATTGCTTCAGCTACTTTTTCAAAGGTCTCTTCGGTCCAATCCTGGTGGAAATATTCATCCATTTTTGGTGTATTTTTATTCATGAATTCAGTAACTAACTTAACTGATTTTTCATCATTTTTTACCTGAACGGTAGTCTCACCAATTTTAAAAACTAGCGGAGTTACTTCATCCATGAATTTACATTTAGACCAGTCTCTAAAGTCCTTAGTCTTTTTTCCAACGACACAAAGAAAATCTTTACCTTCAAGAAGGTGATACGGATTGATTTTTTTACCAGTAGATAGACCGTCTAGTTCTTCAGGATTTACTAATTGATCGATTAGCATTCCAATTTGATTTCTAAACTTAAAGATCTTAATGGTTCCTTCTAAATCAGGACGTTGTGGATCTTTTTTAATGTAAACTGCCGAGTGACTAGTGTTCCATCTTGAGAAATTCTTACCGATTTCTTCAGCTATTTCAGGTTCCTCTTTTTTAAGAGAACGTAGAACTGATTCCATGGTCCAAAGAATCGAAGGCTGTTCAACATTAGACGGGCAGTCGATAATTAACGACTCCTTAGTTAATGGATTCCAAAACTTAGCTGAGTACTTAGTGTACTTACTTCTTGTTTTGTCAAACACGTATGGTATAAATCTAAAAACTGATTTATACGAGCCATTGTGTGCATTTGGATCCGGGTCATAGATGTTCGGGTCCGTTTTTTTACTTGTGGAAGATTGTGATTTCTTACTAAATCCTTCTTCCGGTAAATCAAAAAAATCTGTCATAATTTTTAATTTTATTTTTATATCTTGTACTAGTGAGTTTTAAAAAAGTTTTAAAAAATCAAAAAAAATGCCTCAAAAAGAGGCATTTTAAAGTTTTTAGACTAGCTTGGAGATTATCCTTTTGCTGCGATTTCGTCAGTTAAAGATTGGCGAAGATTTTTCGCTCCTTCTTGAATTTTTGTCATTTCAGCTTTAATTGCAGGATGTTTAATCGCTTTTCTGATCTCTTGCATCTTCTTTTTAAGTCTATTTCCAGCGCTTTTTACACCTTTTCCATAGTACTTGTCAGCATCCTCTTCTGCTGCAGAAACCAGTGCAGAAATTGGGTCAAAGATTGCAGATTGTGCAGCTGCGATCTCTTCTTTTAATTTTTCAAAATCGTTCATATTAATACTTTTTTTAAGTATTTTACTAAAAAATGAGCTCCGGTTTTATAGGGAATTGATTATTGAGCTAACTTTATTTGAAAATTGAGCATCTGGATATAATTCAGCTGCTCTAGTTACCCAAATTCTCATTACACTAGAATATTCTGATTGAGTAATGTATTTGCTCTCAATAAATGGTTGTAAATATTCGTCAAACACCTGATCTAATGGAATATTTTGAGCTTGCGATCTAACATACATGCCCTCTACCATGGATTCAATCTCTTCTCTTAATAAAAAGTAACGGTGGCTCTTCTTAGAAGAATCCCTAAGTTTCTTTGGACTAACTGTGGTGTTAAAAGGATCTCGATTTATTCCTAATTGGTCTAGGTGATTTGTTTCATGCGTTAATATATCGATTAAACGATAATAAAGCTTACTATATAGTATTGGTTCTTCTCTAGGATTGATTATTAAGTGAACAATAATCTTTGGTATCTTAATTTTAGATTTGCTCATTTTAGTATTCGCATCAATACAATATCCAAGGCGATCAAAATTTATCTTTTCCCAAGGAAGGCTGTTAAAATGATGATCTTGTTCTAGATTTGGATCGCGATCCCTACGTACATGTACGATAAGGTCAAACATAAAAGGTTCTATGAATTCCATTCCAGAGAAAACAGTGTAATGTTGACTATTTTCACTAAATTGCGAAGTGCGTATCTTTTCAATTAAGCTTTGAGCTAATTCTTTAATGAAATCACCGTGTTGATCCATATTTTCATTTATAAATTGTCTAAACGACTTGAGCATTATTTTTTATATTTTATAAAGGTCACATCAACGTTATCTGTAGTAGGAGAGTCTTTTGTAAAAACGACAGTGATATCTGATTCTACCTTTCCAACCATATTTGCAGAAACTGCATTTTTTAATTTTTCAATGAATGGTAAATCCTCTGGTGAGACATTTGTTTTATCACCTTTTACTATGTTTTCTAGATTAGCTTGACGTATTTCAAGTTCAGGTTTAGATAACTTAGAATTTATGATGTTTTCTTGAATCCATTTTTTTAACTCTTCCTTCTCTATGGAATAGCTAGGATATTCAATAACTATACTTCCGTCTGGATATTTTTTTTTGGAATTACCAGCATCCTCAGGGCCTGTCATAAATATGAAAGGATATGTGATCTTTTTAGCTGGAGCAGTCCCAGGAGCTGGTGCACCTGGCATAGGAGCAGCCATGTCTTGCTCTAATAAAAAATCAACATAATTATTGATATGTTTATTTTTCATTCTTCTTAGCTCTTTTTTCGATTAGCTCTCCTCCACGTTCTTTCCACTGGCTCTTACTTATAAGTCTATTTCCGATCTTAATTGATAAACCGACTCTTTTTTCAACTTCGACCTTTGATCCCTTCCATCTTACAATGTCGCCAGCATCAATTTTGTCAAAATCATTATCTTCGCTCTCATTTATAAACTGATTGAAACTAAGCATGAAATTAGATTTTTTATTATTTATCTAAACAAAAAAGCGACAAAAATAATTTGTCGCTCCGTGTTCTAATTTTTATTGGGTTTATCCATCGCAACTTAAACAGTCTACCATTGCTCTAGCTGCAATATCTCCTCTAAGAACTGATTCAGTTCTCATGTAATAGAGAGTCTTTATTCCTTCATTATATGCTTCCAAGTGAACTTGATTAATAAATTTAGGTTCTGCTTCATTTGGAAAAGAAAGATTAAGAGACACTGCTTGATCTATGTATTGCTGACGTAGTCCCGCTTGTCTAACTAGTTCAAGTTGATTTATTTCCTTAAATGTTAAAAATACGTCCTTTAATGGAATGTAATTACTTTGCTCTATCTCTGAAAGCTTTGAAAATTTGTTTAATGTTATTGGAAAACTTGTTTCTCCTAATTTTACTCGATAATTATCTAATGTATCTATTCCTTGAACTGAGCCTTCATCTGTTAGGATTTGGTCCCAGACTTCTTTTGTATTATGTCCTATTTTTTCTAGTACTCGCTCTAAAGAAGGATTTTTACGAATAAATGTACCCTTAGCTGTTTGTTCAGTAAAAACATTGGCTGCCCAAGGTTCAATTCCAGCTGAAACATTTCCAGCAAGCTTAGAATTAGAGACGGTTGGTGCAATTGCCCTTAGGTGAGTATTGCGCATTCCTGTCCCAACACACCATAATGGCTCCCCATATTCTCTTGCCATGTCTCTACTTGCACGTTCACTCTCAAGCTTAAGTTGAGAAAATATTTTTCGGGTTTCAAATTGAGCTGGTAGAGAGTCAAATGGAATATTTTTATTCTGTAAATAAGTGTGCCAGCCAAGTACGCCGAGCCCTAAGGCTCTGCCTTTTTCAGCAGACCTAACTGAGTTTTCAAATCCTCTCATGTATTTAGCTCGTTGGATAAATTCTTCAAGTACTCCGTCTAGAAACCAGGTTGCAGTATAGATAAGATCTGTGTCTTTCCATT